CGTCCGACGCCGACCGGCCCGCGGCGACGAAGCCGGCGCTGGCCCGGTCCTTCGCCAGGATGTCGAAGTTGAGCTGCTCGGCCACGGGGCTAGCCGCCCTGGATCTTCATGGCCGTCTCGTGCATGGCCGCCAGGATCTTCTCCCGCACCTGCGGGCCAGAGCGCTTGCAGGGGTCATCGAAGAACCCGGCCCGCATCCCGCGCAGCTGCGCGAACCAGTGCTCCCGGTCGCCGAACAGGGGATGGGTGAGAACGCCGTCGTTGACCTGGGTGACTTTCCGCTTGCTCGCCCGCCCGCGCGCCGCGATGCGGACGCCGGGGTCGCGGACGCTGCCCTTGCCGACGGTGCTCACGGCCAGGTCGTCAGCGAGGGTCTCGGCGTACCGGTGAGGCATGTAGCGGCGCAGGTTCCCGGGGTCCTTTATCTCGCGGGTGATTGGCTTCGCGGCCTCGTTCAGGGCCCGGCCGAGCTCGCGGCGCAGCCCGGTCTCGCCCGCCTCTTTCAGCCGGCGGGACAGCGCGGCGAACTGCTCAGCGCCATCCGCGAGACCGGTCATCCGAACCTCCCCTCCTTGACTTAATTCCTTAAGTTCCTGTAGGTTCCGGGGGCATGGATCAGGTGAGCATCGAGGGGGCGCGCCGCACTCTCGGCGATGTCGTGGACAAGGCCCGGTTCACGGGCGAGCCGACCGTGATCACGCGCCAGGGAAAGCCGGCCGCCGTCATCGTCGGCGTCGACTGGTTCGAGCAGGCCAGGGCCGAGATAGCCGAGAAGGAGACCAAGTGAAGATCGCCAGCCGCCCGCGCGTCCCCGGCGGGGCGCCCGAGCCAGGATGGACAATCGCAGAGCACGAGCGCGCAGTCACCGAGTACTGGGCCGCCGTCCGCAGGCACCGCGGCAGCGATTACCGCGTGCACCGGCCGCTGACCACCAATCAGCACATCCTGCATTTACTGCTGACTATCGTCACCGCCGGCGTCTGGGCGCCGTTCTGGTTCTTCCTCGCCTGGCAGAGCACCCATGTGCGCACCGAGGCCAACCCTGCTGAGCCGATGCCGGCCTGGCCGCCCGCCCGGCCGCCTACAGCTTCCTGACTCTCATCATGTGGCGGAGGAGCCGGTCAAAGTCGCCGACGGTTCCGGTGTCGATGGCGGCGATGACCCCGGCTCCGTAGAACTCGGCGAGGGGCCCGAGCCACTCGTCGCGGCCGGCGGCGAGGGGGGAATCGTAGGGCCCTCCGCCTCGTCCCCGCCGTCGCCTTCCCTCTTGACCAGGACGTCATCGGTGTTCAGCGGGAACTTTCCGGACAGGATGTCGGCCAGCGGCACGCCGCGGCCAGCGCGCTTGAGCACGAGCCACACGAACCCGGCCATGGCCACCGCCGACCCGCGCCCCAGCGCGCTGGTCTCCCATTCCCCGAATGGCATTCCGAGGCCCTTTTCCAGCTCGATCGCCTCTGACATCCGGTACTTGTCATTGTCGAACGAGTAGACCTCGCCATTGATGGTTACTTTTACCATTCCTGGTCTCCTGGGATAAAGGGGGAATCCCCCGCTCCCAGGAAGGACGAGAGATTCCCCCAGCTTGCGAGCTGTGCTTAAGCCGGGACCGTGACGTTCTCGGCGGGAAGGGCGGTGACGCTGAAATTCAGCGATATCGTCGCCGGGTTTCCCCCGATGGAAGCCATCTTCTCGGCCGACATGACCTTGACCGGGAACACGTCCATCTTCCGGCCGGGCACGTCGCCTTCCGGCAGCACCAGGATGAAGCCGACAGTGTTGCGGGGCAGCAGGGTCCGCACGTCGCTCGAGGTCGAGTCGGCGTACATGTCGATCGTGGACCCGTCGACCGTGATCAGGCCGGGGATATTCGGGACGAAGGTGGAGGCCAGGTCCGGGGTGTTCACCGCGCTGGCGAGGATGCCCCAGTTCCCGAACGCGCTCACCTGGGGCGTGAGGTCGGTCCCGGCGTTGATCTCGGACCGCGTCGGCGACGTGAGAGTCGCGATCGCGGGCAGGAAGTTGAAGTGCCGGACGCCTTCCGGGATGTACCGGGCGGACGGGGCAATCGGGGTGGCTGCCATCTACTCGCCTTCCTTGGTGTTGCTGCCGCTGCTGTCGGCAGCCGCCGCCTTCGCTTTCGCCGCCGCAGTAGCCCGGACGGGCTTCGGGTCCGGCGCCGGGTCCGGCGCCGGGTCCGGCGCCGGGGACTCGTCCAGGAGCGCCCATCCGGCGCTGTAGTGCTGGGTCAGTGACGACCGGGGCACCTCGGCCACGTTCTGCGTCTCCGGGTGGATGATCTTCACGAATCCGGGTTCCATGCCCGCTCCTTACTGATGCACGATGACGGCGGCGCTGACGGTGCCCGCCGCCACGTCGAACGTCGCGAGCCCCGTCACGGGATCGCCGTAGGTGGCGGCCACGAGCGGGATGATGCTGATGGCGCCGATGGTTGCCGGGAGCGTCACCTGCCGGTTCGGGATCGCCAGGCCGTCGAACGTGTTCGCCGCCGGGACGTGCATCGTGATGGCGCACGTGGCGGCGGCGCCGTTGACGAGCATCAGCGCCAGGCCGTTGCCGCACGGCGCCGTGTTGCCGCTGGTGGCGCCGAGCCCGGTTGTCATGATCACCGGGTTCAGCCCGGCGTGCGGCGCAGACTGCGTCGTGAGGGCGGCCATTGTGTTCTCCCTTGCCTAGCTGGTGTATGCGTCGCACCCGACGCCGAACTCGACGGTCGCCCGGGCGCCGTTCGGGATCTGCTCCTGCAGCAGCGACTGGGTTGCCGGCCCGGCGCGCAGGACCGTCCCGCCGAGCGTCCGGTCGGCGGCCACGGCGGCGAACGCCGCAGCGGCGAGCTCGTAGGCGCGGACCCGCGCCGCGGTGATGTCCTTGCTGCCGTTCAGGACCAGCGCGGCGCACCGGATCACGTACTGCTCCCGGTCCGGGGAATCGGCCAGGCCCTCCATCGTCAGGGTGCCGTCCACGGCGACCAGGTCGCCCGCCTGCCCGTACCAGCCGACGACCACGACTTCCGTCGCGGACGACGCCGTGACCTCCGGGCCGTCGCGGACCACGACGCCCGCCAGGTCCGGGTCAGGCTGGAATGCTTCGCCTATGGCAGCGAGGAGCGCGGTCATCGCCGCGGGTGCGGTCGAGACGCCGGCCATCAGGCGGCCACCGGCCGCGGCGGCCCGAGGAGTTCCTTGGCCTTGTTCGGGATCGAGAAGAACTCGCCGGGCGCCCTGCGGTATTCCTCCTCGCCGATGACCCCGGACGGCACGGTGCCCTGGCCGCGCTGGGTCTCCCACAGGTGCTGCAGGATGACGAGCGCGCCGCGCTTGTAGTTCGACGGGACGATCTGGCGGCCGGCCACGTAGGTGACGTCGACCAGGCCGCTGACAGCATCGCCGCCCATCACCCGCACGACGCCCGCCGCGCTGACCCGCATCTGGGTCACGTCCCAGGTCATGGAGCCGTCCCACAGGACCACAGACGTCAGCGAGATGACCGGCGCCGACCAGAGCCGGAACCGCCGCGCGCCGCCATACGGGACCGAGCACAGGTCGATCTCGTCGGTGACGGCCCGGCGGACGATGACCTCGTGCTTGTAGTCCTCGGCCGCCGCGGTCGTGGCGGCGATGAAGTCGAGCAGCTCATCGTCGTCGCTGTGGTCGGTCAGGTCGATGTTCAGCTGACCCTTGGCGTCGGCGAGGGACACGATCGCGCCCCAGGGGGTGGGCGCGGCGTCGAACTCGTCGTCCCAGGAAGTGACCGGGCCGGTGGTGACGGCGTGGGCGGTGTACCGGCCGGGGATCGTCGTCTGGAACGCGAGCCGGTACTGGCCGGCCACCGCCGCGTCGGTGATCGCCGGGCTGACCGTGGTCGCGTCGGGCAGCGTGATGACCAGGGTGGCCGTAGCGGCGTGGGCCAGGGCGCCGGTGGCGTCCAGGACGTCGAACGCGATGGGGTACATGCCGCCTGCGCTGATCACGGGAACCGGCCTCCTTCGGCGCTGGGGATCGTCATGGCTCCTGCGACTGCGCGGGCTGTCTCCTGGCTGGCGTCGCCGGCGACCGCGGCGGCGGCCGTCGCCGTTCCCGCGACCGCACGGGCGGCGCCCGTGCTGGTGCCACCGGCCACCGCGGCGGGAACCGGCATGACGGCGTGCCGCGCGGTCCCGTACAGCACCGGCGGGCCGGGCGGCGGTGACGAGCTGATGACCGGGAAGGTGGGCAGCCACCGGTTAGGCGCCGCGACGATGACCGGCCGCGGTGTCGTCAGGACCGGTGCGTCGGCGAGGGTGTTCCGCAGGATGACCGGCGGCCGCGCGGCGGCGAGCTTGACGGCCAGGGCTACGACGACGGGTGCCGGGGTGACCTGAGCCGCGGCTGCGGCTGGCGCGGCCGGGCCGGACGAGATGACCGCTGCCTGCGGCCTGCCCCACGGGGTGACCGCCGTCGCCAGCACGACCACGGGTGCCGGGGTGGTGAGCACCGGCGCGTCGGCGAGGGAGTTCCGCGAGACGACTGCCGGGCCTGGCGGGACGCGCGGCGGCTGAGCCGAGACGACGACCGGGCCCGGTGTCGCCTGCGCGGGCGCGGCCGTGGCGATGAGCGGGGCGGAGCTGATGACCGCGGGCTGGGCGCGGCCGAAGCCGGGTGTCGCCGCCGGGCCCTCGATAACGGGCGGCGGGGTGGTCAGGACGGGCGCGTCGGCGAGCGAGTTCCGGGACAGTACGGCCGCGGCCGGCATAACCGCGGGCGGCTGCTGCCAGGCGACCAGCGGCGCCGGGGCCGATGCTGACGGCGCTGCGGCCGGCGCGGCGGGGCTGGCCGAGATGAGCGCGGGGGATGGCTTCCCGAACTGCGGTGAGCTCGCCGCGACGATCAGCGGCTTGCGGCCGGCCAGGTCGGCCGGGTCCTGGATCGCGCCGCGGGTCACGACCGCCCGGGCGGGCTGCAGCTGCGGGACGGCGGCAGCGACCACCAGCGGCGCCGGGGTGGCCGACGCGATGATGGCGGGTGCCTGCGGGGCCTGCGAGATGACCGGCAGGTTCGCCGCGCCGTACCGCGGCGTGGCGGCCGCCTGGGCGACGACCGGGGCGCGCGTCGTCAGGACCGGTGCGTCAGCGAATGAGCCGCGGGAGATGACCGCGGGCTGCGGCTGCCCGCGGCCGAGCTGTGCCACGGGCGGCCCTCCCTAGATCAGCAGGCGACGCCGAGCAGGTAGCCGTCGTGCCCGGATGGCCCGAGCCGGTAGCTGACCCGCTTGTTCGCGCCGTCGATGACGAGCGTCCCGCGGTCCAGGCTCAGGTCCGGATGGCCCTTCCCGGCCTTGACCTGGGCGATGAGGGCGACGGTGATCGCGACCTGCGGGTCCGCGCGCTCGACGAGGAGCCGCCCGTCGATGTTGTGCAGGATGCACTGGCCCGGGCCCGGCGTGACGACCTCGATCGGCAGGTCCATCAGCAGCGCTCGAACCACATCGTCATGTTGGCGTTCACCGCGGCCGGGGCCGTCAGCCGGCAGGTGATCCCGGCCGAGACCGGAGTGTCGTGCGTGGAGCCGAGCGGCCAGTCGTAG